GGTTCTTTTGTATTACTGCCATTCTTTCTTTTTTATTTGATGCTTGTTCAAACTCATCAAATACTTCATAAATGTTTTTCATTAGAATTCCTCAATCACTTCCATTAGATTTTTAAGTTTATGTTCAATAAAATAATTCAATAGTTTTTGTTTTGAAGCAGGCTTTACTTCTTCATATGTATTTATGATTTTTTCTTTAATCTCAACAGGAATAAAAGAAAGGTCAATCAATGTAGCATTGCGAACAAAATTAGCCTTAGTGGTTTCATCTTGTTCCAAATAACTTTCCGCCAATAACTTATTCAATACTTTTTGTGTGATAGGCTTTTGGCGGAGATCACGGACAAAACAATCTGAAGGAGAAAGTACATTAGGAATGCCATCGCCTTTATCACCTTTAATAATCTTTTCTTTTAGGTCCATAATTGGATTAGGAGATACGACAAATTTCTTCTGTGACGGATTGTATTGTTTAACATTGTGATTCTGTTGTAGTTGTAAAAAGTCTCCATCGCTTGACAGAATCAAAATCTTTTCATGTGGTGCATGACGAGGTACTAATGTGCCAATGATATCATCAGCTTCAGCGCCCTCAACATCGATTACTTTGTACGGGAAATTATCTTTGAGTTCTTGTTTAAATTTGGCTAACATGTCAAAGATTAAGTGCCAATCTAAATCAGACTTGTCACGATTCTTTTTACGATTTGCTTTATAGAATGGGAAATATTCTTTACGCCAATATTTACGATTATCACAACACAATACTACTTCGCCATATTCACCTTTAAAATTCTTAATGTGATTACGGATAATATTTAACACCATGTGGCGGATTAGGTGTTCATCTAATTTGCCTTTTTGATTGGCAATTTGTGCCATAAGTCCGGCAAGTAATACTTGGTTTAAGTCAACTAAAATCATAACAAACTTTCAAAGTTTCAAAAATTACATTTTACATTGTTTCGTTCATTTTGGCAAGCAGTTTCGTAATAATAGGTTCGGATGTTGTTGTTTTTCGAGCAATCACTCCATACCATCCTTGTGGTATTAGTCCTGAGATATATTCTAATGGATCACAAAGAATGGCTTGGAAATAATCCAAATCGGTATATCTATCTTCCGTTTCATGACTTCTAAACAGAATAATGTGATATGCTTCACCCATACTACTTGCACCTACAGGTTCACCTGTGTTTGCATATTCTTGACCCATAATTGAAATCTCATCTTCTTTATCGCCTTCAAAGAAGGTCATGAAATCAATTTTTTGGTTCTTGTAAATCTTGAGAAAGTCGAGCATTATAGTCCTTGATGTGTGATTTTCTCACTCTCACCATAATCCAACTGTTGTAGTAGTCATCCGTTTCCATAACACCACGGATGAATTGCTCTTTTGCTTCGAGATAACCACATTCGCCTTTGGACTGGCAGAGATGTAAAATTTCACGTTTGAATTGTTCATGACCTAATTGTAACACATCTTTAGCTAGTTCGGCACTACTTCCATAGTAAGTTTGCCAATCACTCGGTGCTTTGTATCTTTTCTTTTTACCTTTGACTTGTTTGGTTTTGGAAGAATAAAAAAATTTCTTCCCAATATATTTTCTACCATTCGTCAGATTAGTTATCTGATACACGAACCCGTAATTATCACCAATCAAATCTTCAGTAAAATCTTTATCATTGTATTGCCAAGTTATTCCCATTCTCCATCATCCAAATTATCATCTTCCTCTATATAGTCTTCCGATAATTCTTCGATAATTTCACCACAGAATGGGCAATGCTCTGGCAAATCTTGAGATACTAATTCTTCCATAAATGCTATGCTATATGTTGATTCACAATTGGAGCAATCTCCTGATAATTGTTTTTGTGTCATTTTTAACCTTTATTTGGCCCATACATCACCCCAATCTCCAGATAAAGCACCCTTTGCATAATCGGTTGCTCGGTTCTCAAAGAAATTAGTATGTGTTGGTGCGTTGATCATTTCCTCCACCCATGGTAAAGGATTTCTTTTCACTTTAAACACACCTTTTAATCCCAATGAGATTAGACGGCGGTCTGCAATATAACGAATATACTTCTTAACATCTTCGGCAGATAAATCTTCCATTGCACCCATCTTAAATGCTAGGTCAATGAATTTATCTTCTAATTCTACCATTCGTTCTGCAATGGTATAAAGTCTAGATTTAAGTTCATCATTCCAAATCTCATTATTTTCTTGTATATATGTTCGGAACAATTTCACCATGTTTTCGGTGTGCTGTGTTTCATCAACGATTGACCAAGTAACAATTTGGCCCATGCCTTTCATTTTGCCATGTCGTGGAAAATTAAGTAACATAATAAAAGAGCTAAACAACTGCATACCTTCGGTAAATGCCGAGAATACAGCAATATGAGTTGCAGTGTTCTCTTTTGTAGTATTTTTACTACTGATGTCCATAATGTAGTCATGTTTTTCTTTCATCTGAGCATACTCCATAAACTCATTGTAGGTTGTGTCTGGAAGACCTAAGGTTTCAATGAGGTGAGAATAAGCAGCAATGTGTAATGCTTCCCTTGCCGCAAACCCCAAGAGCATCATACGAATTTCAGGTTGTGGGAAATAAGGAAGATAATTCTTAACATATCCACCAGCAACATCAATGTCACCTTGTGTAAAGAATCGGAAGATATGTGTCAGAAATTGTTTTTCTTCTTTTGTAAGTTTCTTTTTCCAATCTTTAACATCATCCAGCATTGGAACTTCTGTGTGCAACCAATGTGATTGCTCATGCTTCAACCAAGCATCATATGCCCAAGCATAATTGAATGGTTTGAAATATGATCTTTCGTCTGTTAATTGTGTTTCGTGTTTTTTAATCATTTTATCCTTCGCAAGCTATGCAGTCGTTACCTTGAGCAATTTGCTCCATATCAAGTTCTTTAATAACTTGGCGTTCAATACGTTTAGATACTTTATCGGCTTTACCAATCTTCTCTGAACGGCAATAGTATAAAGTTTTCAATCCTTTTTTCCATGCCATGAAATGAATAGCATGAATATATTTGATGTGTGCATCTGGTCTAAAGAACAGATTTAATGATTGCGCTTGGTCAATATATGCTTGACGGTCTGCAGCCAATTCAATAACCCACCTTTGATCGATTTCCATTGAGGTTTTGAAAGTATCTCGTTCTGCATCAGAGAGTATATCAAGGTGCTGACAGCTCCCATCGTTAGCAATAATAGAGCTCCAAGCATCAGCGTAATCTTGTTCATCACCATTTGTTTTCTCCTTGATGATTTTATCCAACCAACGATTCTTATTTAAGAAAGAACCCGAAAGAGTATCCTGCCGATAAGCGTTGGCACGATAAGGTTCAATAGAAGGACTAGTATTCCCCATGATAATGGAAGAAGAAGCATTGGGAGCAACAGCCATAACATGACTAAACCTACGACCAGTACCAATTGCATCAGGGGCTTCACCTCTTTCTTTACCCAATTCATAATTGGCATCGTCTAATCCCTCTCGAATAGTTTTGAAAATTCTATTGTTTGCAACTTTGGCCATAACTCCTTCAAAAGCAATTCCGTTACGCTGTAGATAAGCATGAAAGCCGAGAGCACCAATGCCAATGGAACGCTCTCGCTCAGCTGAATATCTAGCACGAGAGATAGCATCGGGAGCGTTAGCAATAAAGTAATTGAGCACGTTATCAAGCATTTCAGCAACATCTTTGAGAAATAACTTATTGTTTTTCCATTCATCATAATTCTCCAAATTCAAAGAAGATAAACAACATACTGCTGTGCGTTGTTCATTGGTTGGTAATATAATTTCAGAACAAAGATTTGATTGGTGAATTCTCAAACCTTTTTCACTTAGAAATTTTGGCAGTTCACGATTGCTTGTATCAATGTAGTGAATGTATGGTTCACCTGTATGCATACGCAATTCTAAAATTTGTTGCCAAAGATGTTTTGCGGATACAACTTCACGAACTTCACCTGTGTGTGGATCTTTTAGTTCCCAAGAATCATCTGCTTCAGGATCCAACATACATTTTTCAAGTATGTGCATGAAGTCATCGGTGATATTAATACCGTGATGCAGATTCAGGCAACGAACATTGGGGTCGCCTGTTGGCTTTCTCATTTCGAGGAACGGAATGATATCAGGATGAGATATACTAAGATAAGCGGCATAAGAGCCACGCCGAGTGCGACCTTGGCGATAAGCAAGAGAACTCGCATCA